CCCCCAGCTCTCCTTTTAATTTATTTTTACCCATACCATAAAATTTACCTAAATTAATTGTTTTCGCCTGGTCACGTGGTATGTTTGCCATATCGGCTACAATAGTGTGAAAATCTGCATTTCCATCTTTGTAATTTTCTTTAAATTCTTCAGCTCCTGGTAAACCGGTTAAACATGCATAATGTACCACCAATCTAGGTTCTTGTTGAGAGTAGTCGAAGCAACCCCACGTATGCCCTTCCTCGGGCACAAATAAAGCTCTTAATTGGTTTCCCATATCACTCCCTGTTCTAGGTATTTGTTGTAAATTTGGATGGGTCATTGAAAATCTTCCTGTAACCGTTCCGCCAAATTCTGATCTTAATTGATTTATGTCAGCGTGTATTCTACCTTTGTGAACATATCTAAAGATCGATTCTATAAAGGTAGTTCTAGCTTTGTTTGCTTGTCTAGCATTACTAATTAAATTAATTACATAGTTGCTGTGATTTTTTAACCAATTTTTAGTAAAACTAGGTGCACCCGTTTTTTCTGTTTTTGGGTAAGGTAACTTTAGATGTTTAAAAACTTTTTCGACACTTCTCGCAGCCCAAAGATCAGGAGCAAATCCTATTTCATCTTTTATACCTTGTATCATCTTGTTTTCTATTTTTATAAGATTTTTTTTCACTGCTTCAGCATGCTCCAAATCTATTCTTACTCCTTTTGATTTCATTGCTACTAAACAAGGAAACAGAGAAGTTTCTAATTGAAAAATAGCGTGCAAGTCCTGATATCCTATTTCTTTTTTAAGCTCTTGCCATAAAGCCAGTGTAATTTCAGCATCTTTCTCTGCGTATTCTCCAACATACATAGCCGGAAGCTTATACATTTCTGCTTTTGGATCTATTCCCCAGGCTATGGCTGCTTCTTGCAATGCAGTTTCATTTTTTCCGATACCTACGTACTGTTTAGAGACGCTATTTAAATCATATCTCATTCTATTTTCATCAACCAAAGATGTTGCAATCATGGTATCAACAATTTCACCATTTATTTTTAATCCTAGACTTTGAATCCAGCAGACGTCATACATAGCATTGTGAAAAATTTTTATAGAAGGGTAGTTTAGAATCGTTTTAAACCAAGATAAAACTTTTTTCCTGTCCATATTACCCCCGCCTTCATGAGCTATTGGATAATAACCACTCCAATTTGAAACAGCGACAGCAATACCTACAACTTCTCCATCTTCTCTGAAAGTTCCAGGACCCATTTTCATTAGGTTAGGATCTTTGGTTTCTAAGTCTATTGCAATTTCATCGTGTTCTGATAAGTCCGGAAAAACGTTGGGATGAACCCATTCGGTTTGAGGTTTAAACAGAGGACGCTGCATTATTTTAATATCCCCCAGGAATTAGGTTTATCAGTAGGTTTAACTTCTTTTGATTTTTCTTCGGGTGGATAATCTCTCTCAATAATCATTTCTATAAAATGGATCGCTTTCAACAAATCTTCCTTTCCTCCTTTATTTTGATGTCGACAGATATATTTTATAGCGCATCCCTCTGGAAAAAGCAACTTGTTCTCAATCACAAATTTACTTGGCTGAATCGAAAAATTCTGATAGTGTTTTCCGCCGATTTGTTTATTGTAAGCGCTCATACTCTTCCCATACCTCTCTTTCCATTCTCATGATAAATCTGTAAAAGTCATTTTCACTCATTATACTTCCAATATTTCAAAAGACCTTTCTCCTATTCTTACACGTGGATGTGGTCTGTACATATATAAGTTTTTTGATGATCTGGTAACAGCAACATAGGCACAGCGTATTTCTTCTCGTCTAAATTCTGGTGTTTTTTCTCTAAAATTTTTGTAGCAAAGACTGCTCCAAACATCACATACTATAACATTTTTTGCTTCTAGACCTTTTATAGAATGTATTGTTCCAATTAAAATTTTTGTGTCCATTAAAGTTTTATCTTTTTTATAGACTTCAACTATATAATCGTGAGCTTCATCTGTATCTAAAAATAAAGATATTTCTTGACCATTTAAAACATAAGTTTGATTTTGAACATCGTCTTTACCAAATCTTAAATAATCAAACCATTCTTTTTCTATATTAAATTCATCCTTAAAAACTTTTCTACTAACTAAGTCCTTATAATCATAGAAATTATCCGACAAAAATAAATCACTTTTTTCTGGTTTATGTTTACTTTTCGGTATGTTAAGATACTTGGCTTTAATTTCCTGAATTAATTTACAAATTTGTCTGCCGTCTAGTTTTTCATTCTTTTTTAATTTTTCCCAAAGGTTCAAAATATCTCTAACTTTTTGTTTAATAGAATAATTATAAGAATTTGAAGAACCAGTTTTTGCTTTTGTTTTCCAAAGTATATTACTTTCCATTAACATTTTTTTGTAATTAAAAGTTTTTGTAGTAGTTCTTGCGCACATGATCCAGTCGTCCTCTTCTACCATACCCAGTACAGAATAAAGATCATTTCCTAACTCTATTATATTTCCTTGAACTTCCTTTCCGTTTTCTATTTTTGGACCAAACACTTTTTCTTTTCTAAATCTTGGACCAATATAATTTATAATTTTTTGTGAAAAATCCAATATCTTTTTAGGTAATCTATAAGATCTATCCAATATTTTTTCTTTGTGTGATTCATAGTTTAGAAACAATTCTGGTGTACCACAGTTAAAACCAAATATAGATTGGTCATCATCCCCTGCTAAATACACATCTCCTTGTTTATCTATAATTTTATTAATTACTTTCCACATTAAAGGGTTTAAATCCTGACATTCATCTACAAAAACAATTTTATATTTTTTAAATGTAACTTCTGGTTTTAAAGATAAGGTCAGCATGTCTGTAAAGTCCATAATACTGTATGCTTCTTTAAAATCACGATATGCGTCGTAAGTAAATTCTAAGTCTCTTCTTTCAATATTCCCGTAAGAATAATCTTCTTGTTTTTCATCAAAATAATAACGAATAGATTCCCAAGTATCCCCCGCATGATAATATGATCTACCTTTATTTATAAGCTCCAACTTTTTTTTCAAAATAGTGTGATCTTCCTCTTCATCATCATCCATTTCATCTTCAATTTTTTTGTACCGATCTTTTGGCCACCATTCTGATTTAGGTACATTTATAGCTCTATAAAAGTTTTCTTTATCGTTTTTTGAAAATAAAGTTGGTTCTGGCTTGGGCAGTGCATGCTTACACATTGCGTGTAAAGTTTGTATGGGCTCTAGTTCTTCATCTGTAAAATTTAAATCTTTTTTACATCTTTCTTTCAAATTTTGTGCGGTAGCTCTTGAATAACCTACTAAAAGTACATCTTCTTTTGCGTATCCATAATCTAGCTTTTCTTTTAAAATTTTTAGTATAGTGTGAGTTTTACCTGTGCCTGGAGGTCCAAATATTTTAGTCACGTGATAATAGGAAGGAATCTTAAACTTCACATAACCTCTTTCTTGTTTGCAAAAGTAATTTTTTCATGTTTAAAATCTTCTTCAATAAAAATTTTTTCATCTATTGTGTAAACGTTTCTCTTTACATTTTCTTGTATATGAAGTTTTCCTCTTGATAGACCTTTAATCTTTTTTAAGTAAGTATGCGTTACGTGCTCTGCAAATTTCCATTTCTTAGTGTCCGTTATGTAGCTGTAAAAAGTATCAAATGTAAAATGTATTTTGTTAGTCTTTTTATCGTGAAAGGGAATTCTATCAACTCTTGTTCTATCTTCCGTTCTTCTCGCTTGAAAACAAAATGTTTTTATGTTTTCTTTTAGTTTAAACATTGGAGTACTTTCTTCGGGTGCATCTTCTCCTGTAGCCCTATCCTGTAATTCCATGACAGCTGAGTCCCAATCTGTTGTTTTCATTTTAGGCGGAGTTTTGCCTGTTTGTTCTGTAGCTGCTACTCTTGCTAAATGTTGATCGGTTAATTCTCTAGAAGTTAATCTCACCTCTATTCCATCAAAACCAAGAAACCATTGCCTAGGCGTTGATCGGATGTAAGACAAAGGTCCGAGAGGCGTGCTTCGTAATCCTTTTAAAGACTTAACTCCATATTTTCTAAGAATACATTGGCCTTTATTACAGAACTTACTTAAATGTTCCGAATTGCATCGATACGGATAATCTTTTTTGTTTCGGGAGCCTATTGTTGATTGAACTTCCTTGTACGATAAACCTGTGCCTTTAGGTTCAAAAAATTTTATATTATATTCCGATACCTTATTTTCCCAATCGTTTGGATACTTCATTTTTAAGTATCGAGTCATGTCCAGTAAAACTTCACTTCTGTCTCCTTTTTCAATTCCAAAACTAGCTAATGTTTGAAAACAAGGAGGTCCGTCTTTAAACCACTCATTTTCCAGCACACAAGTTAGTTTTTTTAATTGCTCTATAGTTATTAAACTTTCTTCATGTTTTTTAAAAAATTCTTCTAGACTAGCTTTACTCCCATCTTCTTTAATCATATATCGTTCTGTTTTTTCACAATTATGATAAGGAAGGTTAATCCAACTTCCTGCGGATCCCTTGTCTAAATCTAGATATTTTTGAACTGGAAATATTCTGTCTGGTTTTTCTACGCCAAAAATGTGCTTGATAGAGTGTAATTTTTCTCTCATCAAAAGAGCAGAAACAGGATTCTTTAAAAACGCATAAAGATGTATTCCGCCACTTTTAGATCTGATAGGTATTAAGGGAACATTAATACTTTTTATTTTTTTAAATAATTCTTTTAAGTCAGGTTTATAGTTATCAAGATCAATAGCTCCCCAATGACATTTACTTTCTCTGTTTATTGGACATATTCCTAAACTATCTGCTTTGATTGTTCTTCCTTTGACAACGACGTCAAATTTTTTACCTTCTAAATGTGCTTCCCACATTTGAAGTGTATGAGGGTAATCAGAAGTTCTAGATACTCCTGATTTTTTTGTATCATTATTAGAT